GGTTAAATTTATGTATGATAATAATTTAACCTATGACAATGGTATGTTTGGCACATGGGCCGATGCACAAATACCTAATACCTACTCTCATTATGGTGATCATGTAATGGAGACTCTTCTGGTTAAGGTACTACCAGTCATGGTCCAGGAAACAGGGCTAGAATTAATCCCTACCTATTCCTATGCTAGGCTATATAAAAAAGGAGACATCCTCCATAGACACAAAGACAGACCTAGCTGTGAAATTTCAACGACTATTAATTTAGGAGGAAACCCTTGGCCTATATTTATAGATGGCACGGGAGCTAATAATGTCCTCAATGAACAACAAAATTTAATCAAACCCAATGCTCCTGCTGGCACTAAAGTCCTACTTGATGTTGGCGATATGTTGGTGTACAGTGGATGCGAATTAGAGCATTGGAGAGAACCGTTTGAAGGAGAGGTGTGTGGACAAGTCTTTCTTCATTATAACCATGTCAATGGTCCTTTTGCTGAAAAGAACAGGTTCGACAGAAGGCCAATGTTAGGTATTCCACCAATAAGGAATACATAATATGGAGTTATATGTTACAAAAATTAGGGTTCTTACCAGGATTCAACAAACAAGTCTCAGAACTAGGAGCAGAAGGACAATGGTCTGATGGCGATAATGTCAGATTTAGATATGGTACTCCTGAAAAAATAGGAGGCTGGCAACAGTTAGGAGATGTTAAATTAACTGGTGCAGGTAGAGCGCTTCATCACTGGGATGATAACGCTGGAATTAAATTCGCTGCCATAGGAACCAATAGAATTTTATACGCTTATTCAGGGGGTACATTTTATGATATACACCCTATCAGAACTACACTAACCGGTTGTACTTTCACAAGTACCAGTTCTTCCACAACAGTTAAGGTTATTTCATCAGGAGCTAACGGATTAACTGATAACGATATCGTTCTGTTTGATTCAGTGAGTGGTCTTTCAGGATCCACTTTTAGTGATGCTACTTTTGAAGACAATAAGTTCATGGTGACTTCAGTTTTAAGTTCTACGGAATTTGAAATTACAATGGATACTCAAGAAGCACTAACACCTCTATCTGCAGCTGGTTCAGCTTCGGTCTTATGTTATTATTCAGTTGGACCGGCTAAACAACTAAGCGGCTATGGCTGGGGAACAGGTCTATGGGCTGGAACTTCTCCCGGTCCCGCGACTACTACTCTGGCAACAACACTTCCTGATGATTCTACTACTGATGTGGTGCTAACTAACTCTTCGGCTTTTCCAGCGTCAGGTGAAATTAGAATAGACTCAGAAGATATAAGTTACACTGCTAATGACACAGGAACTAATACTTTAAGTGGAGGAGCAAGAAACGTTAATGGAACTTCAAGAGCTTCTCATACTGCCGGCGCAACTATCACTAATATTTCCGACTATGTTGCATGGGGAGAAGCTTCCTCGGCAGACTTTGTAATTGATCCAGGCCTATGGGTTCTGGATAACTATGGAACAAAATTAATTGCACTTATATATAATGGAGCATGTTTTGAATGGGATGCAGCTGCAGCTGGAGCTACTTCTACAAGAGCTACACGGATAGCCAATACTCCATACGCCTCACGTCACGTACTCGTTTCAACACCCGACAGGCACTTAGTATTCTTTGGGACACAACCTATTATTGATTCAGACACAACTACTTATCCTCAAGATGATATGTTTATTCGATGGTCCAACCAAGAAGAAATTACTGGTACTGATTCCTATACAGTGACAGCAAATAATACTGCGGGTACCCAGAGGCTTGCAGCAGGATCAATGATCATGGGAGCGAAAAGAGGTAGAGATGCTATTTATGTATGGACCGATACGTCTTTGTTTTTAATGAGATTCGTAGGCCAACCGTTCACTTTCTCCTTTGAACAGGCAGGAACTAACTGTGGGCTTCTAGGAAAAAATGCATGTGTAGAAGTTGATGGTACATCCTACTGGATGTCGGAGAATGGTTTCTTTATGTATGATGGTCAATTAAAATCTATGCCATGTTTAGTCGAAGACTATGTTTATGATGGCCTTAATTCAACCCCTAAAGACCTGGTTAACTGTGGCCTGAACAATTTGTTCGGAGAAATTCAATGGTTCTATTGTAGTTCAGGATCTTCTGTGGTGGATCGAGTGGTAACTTATAGCTACGTAGAATCCAAAATGTATAAACGACCAATCTGGACAGTCGGCACTTTGGACAGAACTGCATGGGCTGATTCGGCAGTCTTTGACAAACCGCACGCATGTAACTATGATGATAGCAATAATGCATCGTTTGATGTTACAGGCAACACTGATGGTACTACTATGTACTATGAACAGGAAACAGGGACCGATCAGGTGGACGCTGGTGGAGTTATTACAGCCGTACTTGGAAGCATTACTTCTGGTGATTTTGATATTACCCAGAAACGAAGCGCCCAGGGACAGGTAATAGGCACACCGGACCTTAGAGGAGACGGGGAATACATTATGAAGATAAGAAGATTTATACCTGATTTTATTACTCAAACTGGCGACACACAAATAAGTTTAGTTACTAAAAATTTTCCAAACGATAGTTCTACTACAACCAGCTTTACAATCACATCGGCTAGTGATAAGGTTGACACTCGCGTAAGAGCCAGATCAATCGCGCTTAAGATAGCAAACACTTCATCTGCAGAGAATTGGAAACTAGGAACATTTAGATTAGATATACAACCAGACGGGAGAAGAGGATAATGGCGACACCTTTAGCACCTTTTTATAACCAAGCAGATCAAGATATTTACGAAGAAGGCGAGCATTTTATTCCACAGGAATATTATAGACTGAACAAATTTAATAATACAGTGGCGCCAGTGCCACCGGAAATCACACAACAGACAACTCAAGGTTCTGGAATACCTTACACTAATGCTTTTACCAATGCTGGTGGTGGTGATGGCGCAGTGTTTAGTAATACCAATAAATTTGGTTTAGATATGGACACTCTCAAAAATATTAACCAAGGAAAGTGGGCAAGCCCAGGTGGACCTGCAAATATGTATGGTGGAGAGTATATAAACACTCCAAGACAAATTGCTCAAGACGCATCGGGTAATTGGAAAGATATTAATACGAATCAAAATGTATTTCATGCAGGCATCAATCTTAAGACTCCTGCCACAATGATACTAGATAAAGTATTCGGGAAGACAACAACCGACGATCCTTATAAAGATAGCTGGTATGGACATGGAGAGTGGGACGACGAAGAAATGAATATTGGGACTCGGAGAACAATACCACAAAATATTTTTACTCGGTGGAAAGAGGACAGAGCCATTAAAAGAGAAAAAAGAAAAGAAGATGACATAGCAGCTCATAATCAAGCAGCTGCTGATGAAGTCAGAGGTTTACAAGTACAACAAAATATTGAAACTTATAGAGATAGAAAAGATAAAGATAGACCTGATACTGGAATGAATGTAGCTGGAGGAGGAAAGGGACAATCACCAACAGGTGGAAATGTAGGAGGAACTCCTTTTGCTCAAGGTGGAAGAATAGGATTTCAACCAGGAGGACCAGCAGGTGGAGCATCAGCTGGTGGAGATTATGGAGGCAACGTTAACCCAGAACAAGAATATGCAGGCAGAACATTTGAAGAAACATATCGTGGAGACAATGAACTATCAACAGATACTCCTGTAATCCCTCCACGAGATAATTTTACAGTAGACACTGATTTCATAAGCAAAGAACCTTCTATTGACGCTACGTATAGTCCTGCCGAATGGGCTAATATAAGAGCAAGAATATTTAATAAAGATATTACAAGTGAAGATGATATTAATTTTGCTCTAAGTGGCGAGATGGGTCCTTTCAGAGCAGACCTTGATACAAGCAAAGACTTAAGGAACATATCATTTAATAAAGATCTAGGTAATTTTAACTTGAGTGGTAATACAGACCTGGAAAACTATAACCTTGGAATAGATTATAACAAAGGCCCTTTTTTTGCT